TTGCCGCCACCGGGCGGCATGTTCTCGTTTGCCGGTGCCGTCGGCACGGTCGCTCCACGCGAGCCCTCGCCGCTGGCGGTCGAGGTGTCACCCCCACCCCCGCCAAACAGCCCGCCAATCCACCGACCGAGGGCGCCGCCCCCCGCCCCCGCGGCTTTGGCGTCAAGCTGGGCCTTTTGTGCCTGCCAGGCGGCACTGCCGCCGGCGAGCTCGGCGACGACATCCTCGGGGCTGGTCGAGGGCGTCGGCGCCCGCGCTTCGCCGCCCCAAAATTTCGCCCAATCCTCTTTAAAGCTGCGAATCCATTTGACCGCATCCTTGACCAATTGGATTAGCTTTGTGATCTCGACCACTGTATCGCGCAGGAAGCCGAGCACGTAATCCCAATCAAGCCCCTCCAATAGCTCGCCGAAAGCGGTGGTCAGATCGTCGACTGCTTTCACCGTCGCCGGATCGCTGGCGAACTTGTCGAGCGCCACGACAAACGGTGTAAACGCGCTTGCCATGTTGGTGCCGACCCGCTGGCCGAGGGCGTCGACGCTGACACCAAGCGACGCCATCGCTTCCTTGTGCCGCTGCATTGCGGCGATCTGCTTATCGGTTAGCGGCGGGTATTTGGCCGCCTGCTCATTCACCCGGCGATAGGTATCGGCAAGGTTTTCGCCCGGCCGCCGCGCCGCTTCCAGCTGTTGCACCATGTCGCGCAACGCCGCCGAGCCGAAACCATTGGCCGCGGTCAAGCGGTCGGTCGGGTCTTTCAGGCTCGATATGTACGTCAGCACCTCGGGCAATAACTCGGTCGTCGGCCGCAGCTGGCCGTTGAAATCTTCGAGGCTGATCTTGGCTTCGCGAAACCACGTCGCCGCTCGAGCGTCGCGGCCGAGGAACGCCGCCGCCGCAGTGTTGGTCAGATCCTTTAGCGTGGTGGTGACTTGCTCGGCCGAGCCCCCGACCAGCGTAAACGCCCGTTGCAGCTGTTGCAGCGCTTGCGGCGTCGAGCCCCGGATATAGTCGCTGTCGCGCTTCAATTGCGTCGCGAAACTCGCCCACTGCCGCCCGAGCCCGGCGAGGCCGGCGAGCGAGGCCACGCCGCCGATCGCGCCCATGACCGGCACCAGCCGCGACAGCGACGAGAACGCGGTCGCCGCCTGGCGCCCGATATCGCCGAAAGCGTCTGAAACCTTCCGCAGCCCTTGCGGGTTGATGAAATCTTGCGTGTCGCGGCGCATGCGGTCGATCGGTTCGCGCAGCTGCCGAATACGCCGCTGTATCGCGTCAATCGGCCCGGTTGCCTGGTCGACGACCGAGAACGTGACCGCATAGCCGCCGCGCCCTTGACTACCCTGCGCCATTTAGGCTCGCCCGCTGCGCCGCTTCGCGCGCCTGAATCCGGTTCGCCTGCTCGCACCACCACACGAGCTCGGTGCCGGTGAGCGACCACCCGTCATGCGGGCCCCAATGCCAGAAGCGCGTTAGGTCGGCGATCAGATTTGACCAATTGCCGGGCCATGTCCCGACCAGCGCCGTAAAAAATTGTAGGCTTCCAACAACTGAGAAATGCGCATTTGCTCGATCGCACCGCGCGGGATGCCCGAGGCCAACTCCACCAGCTTGATCTGAAAGTTGCGCTGATGATGCGGGCCATAGTCGCCGGTCAATTCCTGCTCGGCGGTGCGCACCATTTTCGCCGTTGGTTCCTCGAGGTGCATGCTGTCGTAGCTTTTGCCGTTGGCGAATTCGAGCGGCGGGTCGAGCACCAGGTCGAGGGTGCGCGGCAGCTGCTCGGCGCCCTCGCCGGCCATGCCCTCGACATCGGCGCCGTTGCCGGTGCGGTCGAAAAATTCAACGCCCTGCATGCTATTGCTCCCTGACGTCGAGCCCGTCGAAGCGCACCGTAAACGTGCCCTCGGCCGCCCGCACCTCGAGCGCCGAGGTGTTCCACATGGAAGCGCCCCCGACAATCTTGCCGGTCGCGAGCGTCACCAGCACCTCGACGTCGCGCATTTCGTTGAAGTCGCCGACCGAGATTGCGCCGCTGTCGCGCAACGTCGCCTCAACGTAGCCCTGTATCGGGGTTTCCGAGAACCCATGCACAAAGTCGAGGCCGACAAGTGTTTCTCGTTTCCATCTTGCCGGACTCCAAGTAACGTCGGAAACAACCATGTACGCGGTGCCATCTATAGTTAGGCCGGTTATACCGGCAAGACGTTCGGCCATAGCTTAAAACCTCCGGGTGTGATAAGCATGGTGTTGCCGAGGCCAGGCGTGGCACGCCTCGCCCTGGCACGGCACGGCATGGCAAGACGCGGCGTCGTCACGATTTACGGAATTGCAAAAGAATCGCGATCTGCCGCAGTTGATTTACAAGGTCGACCGGCGCGAGGATTTTCACCAATCCTCGCCCGGCGTTCTCGACCACGACGTCGCGCGCGAAGTTCTGCGCGTTCTGCACATGCCCGGTGTTCTCGAGCACGCGATATTCGGCGACGGTCGAGGCGCGGATCATCAGCGCGTTGACAGTGTTCGCGCCGGGCATGATTGGCGTTTGATCGCTCACCAACTTTTTGCGGGCGTATTTACTAATCAAGTGGCGGGCGAGATCGCGCGCCACATACATTAGCCCGTACATGGTTTCGACATCTAAATAGCTGTCGTCCTCGGTGCCGCTTAGGTTTTTCTGGTAAGTCGTCGCCATCCTTTCGACGATGACTTGCCCGTCGTCGTTGATGCGATAGCTCGACAGCCCCGAGTAGAGCAGCGTGTTGCGCTCGCCGATCGACCACCGGCTTTCGGTCGGCGGCCCCTTTAGGAACGTGCCGATGTATTGCAGCGGCAAGCCAGGGTCGACCCGGAGCGAGGCCGCGGCCCGCGCGCCCATCTCGGCCGCCCATATCCAAGGCGGGTCGGGCGAACCGTCGTAGGGCATGATCGACATATGTTGGTCATTGCGGCCGAGGCCGAAATTGACGCACTGCGAAAACGATCCGCGGTAGGCAGAGAACGCCCCGCCATAGAGCATTTGCTCCCACGACCATCGGCCGGTCGCATCGTCGAGGAACACTCGCAAGGCATTGAGGTTCGGGGTGTCGGTGTAGGGCGTGATGATGAAATCAAAATTCTGGTCGGATAGGTTCGCCAGTCCGTCGGCAATGATCGGGCTGGCGGTGCCGCCGGTCGGCTGCACAATCGTTATCGTCGGGCCCGCGGGCGTCCATTCGCCGCCGCCGGCGCCGTAGTAGTTGAGGCGGACGTCGATCTGATTGCCATGCAAGCCGGCGTTCTTCGCCGTCAGGGTAATGACGCCCGCGAGCCTGGTGGCGGTGACCGGCAAGTCGAGATTGGCGTCGAGGGCGGCTTGCAGCCGCGTGGCAATCGCGACCGCGGTGTCGCCCTCCATGATCGCCGAGCGCACCAGCTGCCCGGCGACGTAGAGGTTGAGCGTGCCGTTGCTTTGCGCCACAGCGCCGGCGATTGTGAGCGTGCCCGAGGCCGCATTCCCGGCCGCCGCATCTTCAAATGGCAAAATCCACAGATCGCCGAATGTGTCGGTGCCGCGGTAGCGCTCGGCCATTGCGCCGAGCAGCGACCCGCGGCCGCATGCATCCCAAATCTGCGCCCGGCTCGATACCTGTATCGGGCGCAACGGGTCGGCCGCGCCGTCGTCGGTGATTTGGCCGAGCACAATCGACCGCTGAAACGTCGTCGCCGTGTTTGCCTGGCTTGGGTCCATTTCGACATAGACGCCAGGAACCCGGTTGCTCTCGGGATAGAACGTGAAATTGATCGCCATTACTCGGGCCCTCCGCGGCGCCCGTGCACCACTGGCCGCGCCGCGTCCGCGTGCGCGTGAGTTGGCAGGTGTTCCGCTGGCTTCGGCGCTGGCGCCTCGACCCGCACCACGTCGCCGTCGCGCAGCCGGCGCCGCCAGTATTGATTGTCGGGCACGTCGGCGCCCTCGACGTCGAGCATGGTGAGCGTGCCCTCGTAGGGGATTTTCACGTCGGGGTTAGCGGGTTTCACTCTCATCAGCGTGGTCCTAGGTCGGTGATTAGAACTTGTGAGCGATAGTCGCCGGTCGCGACCGTGGTTATTCCGACGGGCGGCGACCCGGTCGGCGGAATAGCAAAGGCGGCAAGCTGTACCGTGATTTGCGGTTGCAGCAGCGCAACATCGGCATAGAAATCAAAAAGTGCGGTGTTGTTGTTCGCATACATAAAAACACGTCGCTCGACGTTCTCACTCGGTGCGACCAGTTTAGCGCCGAGCAACCAGGTCGCCCCATCCGGCCCCGCAACAGTAACCGAGAGACTGATTAACAGCCGCGACAATCCAGGCCGCGGCATCGGCACGGGTTGCGTAAAAAATTGCTGGTATGTGGTGGTCAGCGGGCCAATGACCGCGGGTTCAAGCTTTATCGAAAATGCGCGGCTGTCGAGCGCATCGGTCAAGATGCGGTCACGCACCCCCGATGAATTGTGCTCGGTGTAAACGGCATTCGTGCCGGCCGGGCGGCGCAGTGTCAACCCGGGATTGGCGCCTGTTCGGAAATCGTAAATGACAATACCGATACCGGCCGGCCCGAGAGAGTCACGCCAAATAAGCCCGCTGCCCTCTGAGAGAAACAGCGAGGCGTCCATGTCATTCTGCCCGCCGACCATCAAATAACGGGCGTCGCCGAGCGCCTGGTCGATCACTGGCCGCGAATTGCTGCCGTCGTTGTCGGTGATGGTCAGCGGATTGTTGCCCTGCCCTTTGGTTATGACCAGTGAGTTAGCCGGCTCGCTCCACTGCATGCGTGCCAATCGCACGCCAAAGTGCACCGCGGCGTCAACTTGCGGGCCCGTTGTGCCGATCATGTAAAGGTCGCCGGTCATCTGCCCGCCGTCGCGGCGCAGAAAAGCCGAGGTGTCGACTGCCGGCGGAATATCGGCCAAGCGCGCGGCGTCGTTGGGCGCGGTCGGCACCCCGAGCGAGGTGATCTTGCGGTTGCTCATGTTGATTTCGACTTGCGGCATGATCGCCGCTGGAGTCCACGCCTCGACCAGCGTGCCGCCGACGTTGAATTGCACCATGTTGCTGAGGCCGAGGAATCCGTTGCTGTTGTTGCCGAGCAGCAGCCCCGGCGTGCTGCCGCTTCCCGACGGAACGGTCATCAAGACCCCGGTCATTTGCCCAAAGTCGCGGCGCACATAGTCGGCGTCGAGCACGGCAGTAGGCGGCATCGGCCCCTCGGGTCCGGGCGGGCCGGGCGGTCCAATGTCGCCGCGCTCGCCCTCGTCGCCTTTCTCGCCATCCCCGCCCGGCGGCCCCTCGTCGCCTTGCAAGCCTGGCGGCCCTGGCGGGCCAATGTCGCCGCGCTCGCCCGGCGGGCCAGGGTCGCCTTGCGGTCCTGGCGGGCCCTCGGGCCCCGGCGGTCCTTCGGGCCCTTCCTCGCCGCCGCCGCCACCGCCCCCGTGCGCATCCGCGTAGCGCTTGGTCGCCGCCTCGTCGTCATTGACCGGGTCGCGCCACAGCCCGAGCGGCCCGACCATGTTGTCGCCGGTACGCTGCACCGCACGCGCGGCAGATATCGAGGCGTCGGCCGCCGACTGCGCCGCGGCTTGCGCCGCGAGCACCGCGGCGTTCGCCGCAGTTTCGGCCGCCGCTGCCGCTGCGGCCGCCTGCTCGGCGACCGTCCGCACCTGTGAAATGAGGCTCTGCAGGTCCAAGATTTCATCGCGAGCGGCTTGGAAGTTGTTGCGCACCTCGCTGGTGCGCGCGAAGCGCTCGGGCGGGTATGACGGGTCAATGGCGCTAGGCATTTCTAGGCGGCTCTATGTAATCCCAGACGGTGCGGGCGTTATCCCAAACCGTCGGGCTGTTGGGGTTATCCCACACGGTCGGCGGCTGCAAATTGGCGATGACCATACGGATTGCCGGGTCGGGGTGGCGCACCACCGGGGCGAGGTGAATATTCAACTGGATCTCTTGCAGATCCTCGGCGGGCCAAAGCCAGGTATCGCCGAGGTTTTCGGCGCCGTTATCCGGCACTGAACAGCTGCCAATCCAAGGCGAATTCCCACTGGTAGAATAAGCGTGCGCGATTAAAATCGAGCATGCGCCCGCCCGCCAGGTAGAACCCCTGATGATTCGGCACGCGACCGGTGCCGGGCCCGCCGATCGCCGCCTGCGGTTGCCACAGCAACAATGCCCGGCAAAGCTGCTCCTGTATCTCATCGTAGCGCATTGCCGGCGCCTGGCCGCGGCGATCAGCTGCGGTTGCGAATTCGACCACCACGCCAAAGGTGCGGGTCACCACTTGCTCGAGGCCGACCATCACCAGGTTGCCGTTGGCTTCCTGGTCGAGCGGCAGCACGTAGCCCGCCGGCAGCGGCATCGTCGCGTTGTCCGATTGAAGCGCTGTCACGTAGTCGGCGGCCCCGGCGATGCGCCCGCCGAGGGCGGGCACGTTGCGGCGCAAATGCTCGATTGTCGCCGACAGCAGGCTCGACAGATTGACCCGCACCGGCAGGCGCCCGACCGCGTCGAATGTCTGCGGGAACGGGATGAAGTGCATCGCGAGCGGGCGCGCATAGATCCGCGCAGCAAGCCGCCCGGTGGCGCCGAGCGGGTGCACGACCGCGTCGAGGGCGAGCCCCGTCGGCCGAGCGATGATGCGCACCCCGAGCTCGGCCGCGAGGTGCAGCGGGAACGTCGCCGGGTCGAGGGCGATGATGGGCGCCGCGGTGCCGAATATCTGCGCCGGCAGATCGCCGCGGGCGATGACCGGCGGGAACGTCGCCGGGTCGAGGGCGACAATCGGAAACGCGCCCGAGAAGATTTGCACCGGCAAGTCGCCGCGGGCTGGCGCCACCGGGTGCACCGCGGCGTCGAGGGCGAGGGCGGTCGGCCGAGCGAAGACTCGCGCGGCGAGCGTGCCCGAGGCGTGCACCGGCGCATGCACGACCGGGTCGAGATCGACCGCAACCGGTGCGGTCGGCGCCTCAACTTCAAACGCGACCGCCAGGTGCACGATGCCGGTGCCGGGATAGCGGTTGCCTTGCTCGGTCGATATCGCATAGGCGCCGGCTGGAACCGCGCGGTTGCTGTCGAATATTGCAGGCCGCCCCCACGGTCCCGGATTCGATCCCGGCGTAAAGCCGCCGGCGACGATGCGTAGCACGCATGAATCGTCTGCGGGCGCGGGCGGCGGTTCGGTAGGCGGGTCGGTGTTCTGATCGGTATAAAGAAATACCCAGCAAGGGCTGGTCGGGTCAATTTCAGTAGTGAAAGGCGCGTCTTGCGCATAGGGGAAAAAGTTCTGACGCCATGCGTTGATGCCGGTCAGCCGCGCGCCTCGGTAATCGGCGGCGGCGGCGGCGATAAAACTTTGCAGCGGCCCGCATTGTATTTCAATTTGTCGAGTGCCGGGCAGCGGGTTTTCGAGATAATAAATATATCCCCACCGTTCATGTTCGGTAACTTCCGGCGGCCAGTCTTCGGGCGGCATTGTAATCTTTGCCGCGAGCGACAGGTCTTGACTGCCCCACCGTACCCAAAGAACATCATCTACTGCCGGCAAGGGCTGCGAGGGTCGCGCCGGCAGTTGCGGCAGCGCCCCCGAAGTAAAGCCCCGCACCGGGTCGCCGACAAAGGCGACAAACAACAGATTGCTGCCGGCGCCGAGGGTGTAGGACGCCCGCAAGACCGGCGAAATAAAATTGTTGTGCCCGAGATCGGCAGCGCGGTTGAACCCTGGCGCGGGTGGTGTGGAGTCAGCCGGCGCGAAGGCAATGGCAAGATGCAATATCCCCGGATAGTTTTCGCCGGGCGGATCGCGATATGTGGTGAATTGGTAATCGCCAGCCGGGACGCCTGCTCCGCTATCGAAAAATGAAGGCGAGCCCCATTGCTCGCCGTGAGTCCGCGGCCCAACTACGCCAGGCCCAGCGCGCGCGACATCCTCGTCGTAACCCGATTCCAGAAGCACGACCCAACTGTCCGGCCGAATGACGTCAATCGTCGTAGTTAATTCGGTCGAGCCCTGAAGCGCGACGTTTCTAATTACAGAAATATCCTCGGCTGTGGCACCGGAATAATCCATTGCCAACACTGCGAGGTAATGATTGCCCTCGCATTCGGTAACTACATCATGAGTCCCGGCGGGCGGATCAATCAATCCGTAAAGGTAGAGGCATCGTTGGTTATCTTCGATCTGCGGCACATATTTCGCCACCTCGATTAGCGCATAACCGCCATAGGTGACGCTGGTAATGTCGTCAACCGGCGGAAAGGCGCCCTCTACGGCGACGAATATGGCATTGCTACCGGCCCCCAATGTATGAGGTGCTGTGTGTATCGCGCGCGGCCCAATGATCGGAGGGTCGGCGGCGATAAACGACAAGCCGTTGTTGCCGAGATCTGTGGCGTTGCCAAACGCGATCGGCATATCAGCCGGTGGTCGTTACCGTGAAAGTCTGCGCGCCGATATCGGCCGAGGTGAGCTCGCGCACGAGCACCATGTCGTCGCCCGCCATCTCGACCAGGTCGGCGGGTGCCGCGACGAGCCCGCCCGAATAATCCGACCCGTCCGACATCACCACCGCGACCGCGGCGACATGCTGCCCGGCCGGCGCGTTGTCGGGCAACGATACGCTCGGCGGGTCGAATTCGACCGCCTCGGGCACCGGCACGATTTCGACGAGCAAGTCTTGCGAAACCTGTATGCCGTCCTGCTCGG